CTGGAGAAGATTTATTAACAACAGTTCCATCTCCTAGTTGACCAGAACTATTTAATCCCCATGCATATAAAGCACCAGTCGTTAGTATACCTAATGAATGACTAAGTTTAGCCGCAACTTGGCTCCATGAGGAAGTTCCTATTTGTATAGGAGATGATTTACTAACAACAGTTCCATCACCTAATTGGCCATAAGTATTATCTCCCCATACAAACAAAGCACCATCGGATCTAATGGCTAAAGTATGGCTGAATCCTGCACTTACTTTTGCCCACGAATATGATGGTGTAGGTATAATTGTTAATGAATTTGAACCGGTATTATCTCCTAATTGGCCATAAGTATTAAATCCCCATGCATATAAAGCACCAGTCGTTAGTATACCCAGTGAATGAAAACCACCAGATGAAACTTGGCTCCATGAGGAAGTTCCTATTTTTACTGGAGACGACTTGTCAGAACCTACGGCATTTGTTCCATCTCCTAATTGGCCAGAAAAATTATAACCCCATGCATATAAATCACCAGTCGTTAGTATACCTAATGAATGGCTGTAACCAGCTGAAACTTGACTCCAAGATGATGTTCCAATTTGTATAGGAGATGATTTAGATATATTTGTTCCATCTCCTAGTTGACCAGAACTATTTAATCCCCATGCAAACAAAGCACCATCGGATCTAATGGCTAAAGTATGGCTGGATCCTGCACTTAATTTTGACCAAGAAAAACCTGGCGAATTTATTTTTGTGGGTGCATATGGACTAATTACACCATCTCCTAATTGGCCGGAACTACCACTTCCCCACGTGAACAAAGCACCTGTTATTGTTATACCTAGTGAATGAAATGCACCAGATGCAATTTTATTCCACGAAGAAGTTCCTATTTGTACTGGAGAAGATTTATTGATGTTTGTTCCATCACCGAGTTGATTATAAAAATTATAACCCCACGTAAACAAAACACCAGTTGTTAGTATACCTAATGAATGGTTGTAACCAGCTGAAACTTGGCTCCATGAGGAAGTTCCTATTTGTTTCGGAGACGTTATATAATTAGTTGTTCCATCTCCTAGTTGACCAAAACTATTATCTCCCCATACAAACAAAGCACCATCGGATCTAATAGATAGAACAAAAGAACTACCTGCACTTACTTTTGACCAAGAATATGATGGTGCTGCTGGTATATTTACTTGTACAAGAAAATTTTGACTATTTCCTAATTGACCATTAATACCATTTCCCCATGCAAACAAAGCACCATCGGATCTAATGGCTAAAAAGCTTTGATTTTTTGTACTTACTTTTGACCAAGAATATGTACTAATTGGTACTGGAGAAGATTTATTGATAATTGTTCCATCACCTAATTGACCAATAGATGTTGAAATGGAATTATTTCCCCATGTATATAAACTTTTTATATCTTTAGATTTTGATCCTAATAAAAACTTATTTAACATTTTTAAAAGTTTGGTTTTGTTGGTAATATTACTTCATGTGGATTAAAATTATTTCTATTTTGTTTAAATGATTCGGTCAAATCTCGTAACTGTTGTCTGTAATTTGTCCAAGAATTTTTCCATTCTTGGCCTTTTAATTCAACAACATCTGGGGCCAAAGCCCAATCCGAACTATTCAAATAAGAATTTCTAATATTTTTTAATATAGATAAAGATTCTTCAAATAAAAATGTTTCATATTCTTCATCATTCATTTTATTTTCAACAACAAAATGAACATAAGGTAAACCATCAGTACTTAGTTTAATTTCATTTTCAATTAGGTTGTGTTTTATTGGATTATATACAATATTAGATTCTTGTACTTCATAAAAACCATGTTGTTGTAGTTCAACTTTTGTCATTAAATTAAAACCAGAAATATTTTTCCAATTATTTGGTATAGAATCATATGTTTCAATAATTTTGTTATCGATAATTAATACATATTTTGCCATGATAAATCCTTATTTACTATCTTGTTGTGATAACAATCCACGGTAGTTTGAACCTGCATCATCTGTGGAAAAAACCAAAACATCAGTACCTGTGGTTGTTAGTGTTGGTGCTGTTCCAGATGGCCATCTAACTGTTGCTGGCCAAGTAATAGCATATGTGCCACCATTAGTTACACTCATAACAAAAATTACAGTATTTGCAGTTGCTGGAGGATTAACAAAACTGAATGTTGTTGTTCCTGTTATTGTGTATTTAAAATAATTTGACAATGATATATCAACAGAATATGATCCAGCAACAGATGAATTTAGATTTGCTCCGGTTGTATATACATTACTCTGTATATTACTTGAAGCATAAACAACTGTACTTTGCATTGAACCAGAAACAATTAAAGAACCTGCCGTTGTTACACCTGCCGTGTTAGCTAATGATGTATTTGCTTTTGTGAAGGCCGCATTAGCAAAAGAAGCACCAGAATTGGCAACATTAAAAGCAGAGGTTGCCAAACTTGAACCAGAATTTGCTGTCGTAAAGGCACCATTAGCAAAACTGGCTGCTGAATTGGCTGTTGTAAATGCTGCGTTAGCAAATATTGCTGTTGAGTTGGCAACCACAAAAGCACTGTTAGCAAATGAAGCACCAGAATTGGCTGAAACAAAAGCACCATTAGCAAAACTGGCTGCTGAGTTTGCTGTAATAAAAGATCCGTTTGAAAATGATGCAGCCGAATTAGCTGTTACAAATGCCGCATTAGCAAAAGAAGCACCAGAATTGGCAACATTAAAAGCAGAGGTTGCCAAACTTGAACCAGAATTTGCTGTCGTAAAGGCACCATTAGCAAATGAGGCCGCAGAGTTTGCGGTTATAAATGAACCGTTTGCAAAAGAAGCACCTGAATTGGCCGTAACAAAAGCACCGTTAGCAAACGATGCTGCCGATGTGACAACATTATAAGCTAAATTGGCTTGTGTGAAAGCACCGTTAGCAAATGATGCTGCTGAATTGGCAGTTATAAATGCCGCATTGGCAAATGAAGCACCAGAATTGGCCGTAACAAATGCCGCATTGGCAAACACTCCAGCAGATGTTCCTTTTGGTTCACTATTGGCCTGAGTGAAAGCACCGTTAGCAAAGCTGGCTGCCGAGTTAGCAACCAAGAATGCTGAATTGGAAAATGATGCTGCTGAATTTGCTGTGATGAAAGAACCATTAGCAAATGATGCTGCTGAATTGGCTGTTGTAAATGCTGCGTTAGCAAATATAGAACCGGAGTTTGCGGTTACAAATGCCGCATTGGCAAACACTCCAGCAGATGTTCCTTTAGGTTCACTGTTTGCTTGTGTGAAAGCTCCATTGGCAAACGATGCCGCTGAGTTAGCAACCAAAAATGATGAGTTGGCAAATGAAGCACCAGAATTGGCCGTAACAAAAGCACCATTAGCAAATGATGATGCTGCGTTGGCAACTATGTAAGAACCGTTAGCAAATCCTGCTGTAATGTTCTGTGATGCATAAGCGGCATTTGCTTGATTATATGAATTGGTGATATATGTAAAGACATTATACCCATTAACAAATACGTTAGTTGCTATTACATTACCTTTGAATGTGTTAGCATAAACGTTGGCATAAGAGAAGCTGGGGTCAGCAATGTTAATTAAATTATTTGATGTGACTTCAGGTGTATATCCTTTAAAGAACATCCACTCTTTCAAATTTGGATCTCTAAAGATACCTGTGTGAGCATTTGCACCATCATTATAATGACCAACAAGACCAATATCTATGGCATCACTTGAATAATTGTTATTGGCTAAAAACAACAGAGGATCATTTAATATAATACTTGTTGTATTAATTGTGGTTTGTTGACCTAATACTGTTAAGTTACCTGTAACACTTAAATCGGTTGATATTGTTAATGAACCAGAAATTGTACCACCAGTTTTTGGTAGAGCATTATTGGCTGTTGTAAAGGCCGCATTGGCAAATATGCCTGCTGACGTTCCTTTAGGTTCATTGTTAGCTTGTGTAAAGGCAGAATTGGCAAATGATGCTGCTGAATTGGCAGTTATAAATGCCGCATTGGCAAATGAAGCACCAGAATTGGCTGTTATAAATGACGAATTGGCAAAAGAAGCACCAGAATTGGCTGTTATAAATGACGAATTGGCAAAAGAAGCACCAGAATTGGCCGTAACAAAAGCACCATTGGCAAACACTCCAGCAGATGTTCCTTTAGGTTCACTATTGGCTTGTGTAAAGGCACCATTAGCAAAACTGGATGCCGAGTTGGCCTGACCAAAGGCACCGTTAGCAAAACTTGCTGCCGAATTGGCTTGATTAAAAGCACCATTAGCAAAACTGGATGCTGAATTGGCAGTTAGAAAAGCACCATTAGCGAATGACCCGGCAGAATTTGCTGTAATAAAAGAACCATTTGCAAAAGATGCCGCAGAGTTTGCTTGGCCAAATGAAGCGTTAGCTGTTACAAAAGAACCATTGGCAAAAGATGCTGCTGAGTTGGATGTTATAAAAGCACCGTTGGCAAAAGATGCTGCTGAGTTAGCAACTAAAAATGAACTATTAGCAAATGTTGCTGTAATATTTTGTGAACTATATGCCACATTTGCTAATGAAAAAGCAGAGTTAGCAAAAGATGCTGCCGAATTGGCTGCTGCAAAAGCACTGTTAGCAAATACAGAACCTGAATTAGCTGTTACAAATGCTGCATTGGCAAATACAGAACCAGAATTGGCCGTAACAAATGCCGCATTGGCAAACACACCAGCTGATGTTCCTATTGGTTCATTATTCGCTTGTGTAAAAGCAGAATTGGCAAATGATGCAGTAATGTTCTGTGAACTATATGCTGCATTGGCAAATATTGCTGCTGAATTGGCGGTAATAAAAGCACCGTTGGCAAATATGCCTGCTGATGTTCCTTTAGGTTCACTATTGGCCTGAGTATATGCTGAGTTAGCAAATGATGCCGTAATATTTTGTGAGTTATAAGAAGCATTAGCCTGTGAATATGCTAAGTTGGCCTGTAAGAAAGATGCTGTTACTGTTGCATTTGTACCAGCATTATTGGCTGCCGTAAATGCCGCATTGGCAAATGCTGCGGCCGAGTTGGCAGTTATAAAGGCACCATTTGCAAATGAGGCTGCCGAATTGGCTTTATCGTATGCTAGATTTGCTGTGACATTAGAAAATGTATTTGCTTTATCGTATGCGGCATTAGCTCTTGCAAAGGCCGCATTGGCTTGTGCCAAAGCTTCACCAGCAGTTCCTTTAACTGCCAAGTTGGCAGTCGCATAGGCAGCATTTGCAATGTTTTGTGCATATTGTCCTACGTCATGGCCACCAAGAGTAATTGAATCGTGTACTGTAAGTGCCCATGTATCTGTATTAACAATCAATTCACCAGCGGCACCAATTGTGTTGGCTATAACATTACCTGGTTTTCTTTTAAATTGTAATCTTTGTGACATTAGTTTAGATCCAAGTTTGCTAAGTCACCAACTGGAATTGGTGGTGAATATACAATGTTATTGTTTGCATTACCAATAATAACTGTAGGTGTAGAACCTTGTTCAGATAGAGTTGCTGTATATGTGTAATTACTATTGGCATTAGCCGTAGATGGATTAGGTGTTATAACAATTTGTGCCAAATCTTGTGTTATCTTTCCTGCCAAGTTGTATGATTGGAACACATAATTTGCATTTGAATTAACGCTGTAAATAGGTTGTGAAGAAACAAAGTTACCATTAATTGAAGTTAAATGTAATGCACTATTATTCCAAGAAATAACTTTTCCTGTTGCAGTGGCATTTCCCGCAGAGTAACCTTGATAAACAGTTTCGCCAATTTGATATGTACCAATTCCAGGTGTACTCATATTGAATACCACCACATCATCAGGACCAATATCATTTAGAATATTGGTAATAGAAGTTTTAATAATACCAGTTGTAGAAGATTTGCCAAATATAAAACCTTTGACTGTAAAGTTTAAAGTCCAAATAATCATTCTGGTTTCTTGGTCTCTGTCACCTTCATAAACAATCTCATGTGTTGTATTATTTAATATCACTGGTATTTCTTTTACGATACCCATTTCAGGAATCAGATTCAATTTCATTGTATAATCTGGTGTGAAATATGGTATGATATGTTCAATCACCTGAGTGGCGTCTTCGATGTTTCTTACATACAGATATAAAGAGAAATCAAAATTATAAGGTACAGGGTTATATTGACCAACAACACCAGTTGAAGTTTGTGCAAAGTTTTTAATATTTGTGTTTTGTTTTCTGGATGAATCATATGATAAACCTGTCATCTCAAAAGATAATCTTGGTAATGCCACTTGAACTTTTTTATCCAAATTCAAGTCATCTTCAAGACGCATCACATATCGTTCTTTGGTTGCATAAGCAATTGGTATCAGAAAACGTTCGGCCTCAGATAAATCTGGATTGTATCTAACTAACGTAATGTCGTTAAACAAGTTGCCAAAACCAACAACCAATTTACGAATGACACGGTTATATTGAGGTGTTGACATTAGATTTTTCCAAACGGATTAATTTCAGCAAAATCAATAATGTTGTTGGCTTGGTTTTCTATATAAAGATTATCATATGTCTCATTTCGTGTGGAATCTTTCAACGGATTGTATGATGACAAAGTAAATCTTGCGTTACTTGAAGCACCAATGATTACTGAATTACCTGTGAACTCACCGGAAATATTTGTAACACTTAGTGTATTAGAAGATTTTATCCAGTTTTGTACGATAGCAACAGCAGTAGCATTGGCTTGTGTAAAGTCTGGTGCCTGATACACGATTTCTTTTTGTGTGTAATTATTGGCATTACCTGCACCTACAATTAAATCAATCGTATAAGAAGATTGTGTGGCAACATCATCAATATCTGCCACACCAGTTTCGATAACTTCTTGTGAATACTTAAACTTCTCAAGTTCTAATTCATAGAAGAATGGTATTTTACGACCCAAGGTAAAGAAGTCCTTTGTGTGGTTTACAAATTTAATTTCAAATAATTCACCTGTACCATTTAGAAAGGGTACATAAATTAAGTCACCTTCACGTGGTCTTGTAAATGTATTTTGTGGTACACGTTGTGAAAATGAACGTTTTGATATGATAACATTGGCATTATTTTTAATTTCAAGGCCAAACTTAGAAAAGAATTCTCTTTCACCAGAGTATTCCATTGAACTTGATAGGTAGAATTCAACAGGAAATGCTGAAGTAAACTTCTTAACCGGATCTTCTCCGTATAAAATATCCCTATCGTCTGGATTAAAGATGGGTAAATAGTACGCATCGAAACCCATAATCTTTATGGATTCTACGATAAGGTCTTCTACAACTCTTTGCTCAGCATTAGAGTTGTAGTTATTGAAATATACGGATGTTGCCATTTTAGTTCATGAACATTTCTAATGGACCGCCGTAATTAGTAATCATTTCTTCTTCAAGTCGTTTCTTTTCTTCCATAGCCTCATCAAAGATTACGTTACCATTTAATGAAACACCACCTGGCAATTGAATACCGGCAAACTTTTTAAGATTAGAACCCCATTGGATTTTAATCAATGTGCTAGCATATTCTTTTAACCAACGGTCATTCCAGACACGACCATATACTGTTGGGTCAATTACAGCATAACATTCGGCAATCACATGAGTACCGACTGGTGCTTCTGAAGCACCCCATGCCCAATCAATGTAGAGTCTTTGCATATGTCTCTGGAAACGAATTGGAACTTCACCTGTGAACAACAATTCAAGTGAACGTAGATGTTGTTGGGTTAATGTGTAGTTGATGTAGGACGCAGAGGTGAAGTCATACAATTCATTTAAACGGAGTTGGTACCTCAGGTCAAACATATTAACCGAGGATTGTGAATCTGAAACTGGAAAAATACGTGTGATACCGGCAATATCTAATGTATTATTTGCCGCATCTTTGGCTTGAGTCAAATCAAGATATTTGTTATTAATATCTGTCTGGTCAATAGCCTTGATATAATAGATTTTTTGTAAACCATCAAAATGGTAGTCTTGATAATACTGAAGTGCATCATCAATACGGTCTTCTACTTGGTCATCATCGATATTAATTTCAATGACAGGAAATCCTAGTCTGCGCAGACAATAATCTTTAAAAGCTGTTCGTGTTGTTGTTATAGCCATTTAATTCCCCTCTATTAGGGTATTTATAAGTTGTGTTACCAAGATATTATGATTACAAATCCAGGTCCACCATTACCACCTTTTGAAACTGAGGGTTGCGCCGTTGTGGTCATCCCCCCGCCACCGCCACCGCCCGATCCAGGTGCACCATCACCTCCGGCACTTGCTGCACCGCCTGCGGTGGTAGTTGCGCCACCGCCTCCGGCACCACCAAAGTTCATCAAGTAGTTTCGTGATACAAATCCTGATCGGCCAGCAGTGGCTGGTGTACTTGTGACAGCGGCTGTGCCACCTGAGATGGGCAAGGGAAAGAAATCAGTACCCAACATACCCCCTATAGTGAGAATATTTCCACCTGCAGCAGCTGCGCTTCCACTGGTTCCACCACCACCGGTTCCGCCAGTGACCATGAGTCCGTTTGTGGGAGGAGTTAGGTTGGTTCCAGCAGTAGGAGTGACTGTGCCGCCGTTGGTACCTGACTGACCGGCTATAAAATTAGTAACCCCACGGGCGGCCAATGGCATGCTGGCGATGGTGGTGGTGGAGCCAGCTCCACCGCCTGTGCCAGCGGTACTACTGCCGAATAACCCGCCAGAGCCGCCGTTCGCCAACAATATGGTCATGTTGCTAGCGAGTGCGGTATCTGGTTCAATACACACATAAGTTGCGACACCAGTAGTGCCGGAGGTGGAGGAGGTGGGTGCACCAGCACCACCAAAACCTGCGTAAACGTACAAGGTATCTGGAACAAAATATGCAGGGATCAACAATATTGATTGACAGCCGCTGGCACCTCCACCACCGCCACCTGATGTTGTGGCACTGGTTCTCCCTGTTCCACCACCACCACCACCGCCCACACCAATCATGTACACCCAACTCACGCCACGTGGTTTGCGCCAGGTCTGCCACTGTAATAATCCGGGTCCACTTGTTCCAAAAAACTGCTGGACATCATATCCTGGGGTTGCAAGTATGTGATTAAAGTCTAACATAGTTTACCAACTTAAAATAAGTACAAAACCGTCACCGCCGTTGCCGGGTCTGGCCAAGGTGTTGGCACCAGCAGTTGCGGTTGATCCACCTGAACCGCCGCCACCTGAACCGGGAGCACCATCACCACCTGCACCTGCTTGGCCGCCTGATGTGGTACTGCCACCACCGCCGCCCATGCCACCATAATTCATTATAAAGTTTCTCATGACCGGACCAGAGAACCCAGCACCTGCTGGTGTGGCACCTGAGGCTGCTGTACCACCAGGATAAGTGAATAAAAAGAAATCGTTTGTGGGTGAACCTAGTGGCACAGACAACGAACCACCTGCACCTGGTGCGGCACCTGAACCGCCACCACCTGAGCCACCCATTGTTATACGTCCTGTCACAGGAAATGTCAGGTTTGTGCCTGCTGTTTGTGTAGCACCGCCAGCGGTGCCAGCTTGCCCCCCAAAAAATGTATAAAAACCACGTGCTGCCGCTGGTGCGTTGCCAATTATGGGCGTGCCGCCGCCGGTAACAGCACCTCCCACACCACCGTTGGCATAAAGTAGTGTTAGATTGGGTGTAAAAGTTGTACTGGGCTCTAGTAGAACATAACTGGGTCCGCCGCCTACTTGTAATCCACCACTGTACAAGCTTGTAGGATGGCGGCCGCCGGACCCACACTGGATGTACAATACATCAGGCACAAACAATGCTGGAATATACAAACAACTTTGGGCAGCAGCGCCACCGCCCCCACCACCAGCATTACTTGCAGCCACATTGCTACCGACAGCGCCCGATGATCCACCACCCACAGTGAGTATGTAAACATTTTTCACACCACGTGGCTTACGCCAGGTTTGATATCCTGAATTCAGTGATGTGAATACACCACCGGTTGTGGCAGTGCCTGCTGTTGACAACACAGGAACACCGCCAAAGGTAGCACTTATAGTAATAACTGTGGCACTGGACACGCTAACAATATAAAATGTCACTGGTGTGGTGTAGTTTGCAGTACCGCTGATGGTGCCTGCACTCAGTGTGCCTGACACCACAATGGCTTGTCCAACCTGTGGGTTCACTCCCGTATTAACCGTTATTGTGCCATTTAAACTAAACACACCACCGGTTGTGGCAGTACCCGTGGTTGATGTTACCGCTGCACCACCCAATGTAGAACTTATAACAATTGATGCTGAACTATTGACTGTGATAATGTAAAATGTCACTGGTGTGGTGTAGTCTGCAGTACCATTAATTGTACCAGAACTCAATGTGCCTGATACTGTGATGGGCTGTCCAACTCGATAATCGTTGGCTGTGACTGTTAGTGTTCCGGCAAGGTCAACAATAGTAACTGCGGTTATGTTGAGGTTTAATACAGCACTGGTTATCACAGGACCAAAATAACCACCTTGTCCAGTGAAATACTGAACATCAAGACCTGGAGTTGCGAGTACGTGATTAAAGTCTAACATATTATATTGAAATTATATAAACAAAACCTGCGCCGCCATTGCCACCTCGGGCTATGCTCACAGCGCCAGATCCAGTACAACCAGCACCTCCACCACCACAACCAGGAGCACCGTCACCTCCGGCACTTGGTATACCTGCGGCGTTGGTGCTGCCACCACCACCACCTGCACCACCAAAATTGAACAAGAAGTTACGTGATACAACGCCTGAACTGGCCGCAGTGGCCGGGATGCTACTAGCAGCACCTGTACCACCTGCCAGGGGCAATGAAAAGAAATCAGTGCCCAACATGTTTGCAATAACAGCAATGGATCCACCGTTGCCACCGGTGGCAGCAGCACCTGAAGAACCACCACCTGCACCACCTGTGACCATGAGTCCGGTTGAGGGAGGGGTTATACTGGCGCCATTAAAGGCACCAGCGCCAGCACCAACTATGCCTTGTTGGCCGCCCAACAATGTGGAAAATCCACGACCTGCTAAACACATACCAATAAGGCTGGCAGCGGCTGGGGCTGACGCAGGCGCAGTTCCACCTAGGGAGGCTGTGGGAACAGCAGCACCCACAGTTCCGCCGTTGGCCAGCAACAGTGTACCGGCTGGGGCAATGGTTGAATATGGTTCAATACAAACGTATGTTATTGTGCCTGCTGTGCCCAGTGTGGCACCCACAGTGGCTCCTGGTCCACCGGCACCGGCTTGAATGTACAAGATGTCTGGCACAAACATTGCCGGAATCATCACTGAAGTTTGAGCGCCACTTGATCCACCAGCGCCGGCACCGCCTGCACCTGAGGTAAATCCGGTGCCACCTCCACCTCCACCGCCCACACCCAACAAATGGATCCACTTGGCGCCACGTGGTTTTTTCCACACCTGCCATTGTGTTAATGTTGCAGTAGAAGTGCCTTCAAAATACTGTATGTCGGCACCAGGCGTGGCCAGAATGTTGTTGAAATCCAGCATGTTGAGAGTTTAGTATGCGCCGGCAATTACACTAGCCACCCAACCTGCGGCTACTGTTGCGCCCAGTCCAACATATAATTTATAACCCGCTGGTAATGCAATGTTTAATGGATAGTCAACGTCAACTGTTGCCGCAGTAGTTGTGGCAGTAGTTGCTGGTAAAGAAATTTCACCATAAAACACGTTGTTGGATGCAGTACCATTGGCTGAGCCATTGTTAATGTATATTCGTGCCACAGCAGCCACGTTGGTACCAATTGCTTTTAGTCTAATACGTTGTACAAATCCGCCATTGGTTGCATCTGATGTAAAAACCAAGATGTTTTGAGCACCAACACCAGTGTAGTCAGCAGCTGATACCGTGGCGAGTGTAGTAGAACCAATACCACCGATGGCACCGATTCTTGAAAAAATTGGGGTTGCATTTCCTGCCATATTAATCTCCTAATAATTCTATATTTATGGTAAATTCCAACCTTGTACGGTTGTAATTACTGTTCCAAATGATGAACCACCACCAGTGCTTGTATTTGCTTTATCGAAAGCTGCGTTGGCAAAAATGGCTGCCGAGTTGGCTGTTATAAAAGCACCGTTAGCGAATATACCAGCTGATGTTCCTATTGGTTCGTTATTTGCTTGAGTGAAAGCACCGTTGGCAAAAATGGCTGCCGAGTTGGCTGCTATGAAGGCACCGTTAGCAAAGCTAGCTGCCGAGTTGGCTGCTATGAAGGCACCGTTAGCAAAGCTAGCTGCCGAGTTGGCTGTTAGAAAAGCAACATTGGCAAATATAGCTGCCGAGTTGGCTGCTATGAAGGCACCGTTAGCAAAGCTAGCTGCCGAGTTGGCTGTTGTGAATGCCGCATTAGCAAAAGCCGATCCAGAGTTTGCTGTTACGAATGCAGCATTAGCAAATATTGAAGATGAGTTAGATACAACAAAAGCTGAATTGGCAAAACCTGCCGTAATATTTTGAGCACTATAAGAAGCATTAGCCTGTGAATATGCTGAGTTAATATAACTAAGTGTATTATAACCATTTAAATATATTGTATTGGCAATTAAATCACCTTTAAATGTATTCGCATAAACGTTGGCATAAGAGAAACTAGGATCAGCAATATTAATTAAGTTATTTGCACCAACTTCAGGAGTGTAACCTTTAAAGAAAATCCATTCTTTTCTATTTGGGTCTCTGAAAATACCAGAGTGTGCATCAATGCCATCATTATAATGTCCAATAATACCGATATCAATTGCATCAGAAGTTAAGTTATTATTTGCAAGATAAATTAATGAATCGTAAGTTTCAATTGATGTTGTATAGATTGTGGTAGAAGTACCTAATACAGACAGATTACCTTGTATTGTTAAGTCATTGGTGATTGTACCACCAGTTTTAGGTAAAGCATTATTAGCCACAGTAAATGCTGAATTGGCAAATGATGCCGCTGAAACGGCTTTAGGTTCATTATTGGCTTGAGTGAAAGCACCATTTGCAAAGCTGGCTGCTGAGTTGGCTTGACTGAAAGCACCGTTAGCAAACACACCAGCTGATGTTCCTATTGGTTCATTATTGGCTTGAGTGAAAGCGGAGTTAGCAAATGAAGCTGCCGAATTAGCTGTTACTAATGCAGCATTGGCAAATACACCAGCTGATGTACCTTTTGGTTCATTGTTTGCTTGAGTGAATGCACCGTTGGCAAAGCTAGCTGCTGAGTTGGCTTGATTGAATGCTGCAACCACAGTAGCAGAAGATCCTGCATTATTGGCTGCTGTGAAAGCCGCATTAGCAAAGCTGGCTGCTGAGTTGGCTGTTACAAAGGCACCGTTGGCAAAGCTAGCTGCTGAGTTGGCTTTGTCATATGCCGAGTTGGCTTGACCTCTAACCCAAATATCTGTCCCACCACCTGCCGTAGTTTGAGTTGAACCATCACCAAACGTAATGTAGTTGGCTGTAAAAGTATTGGCTTTATAATTTAACGTTATGTCTAACGCTGATGGTTGTATTCTGGTCAGTGACATTTTTTATCTTAAAGTTATCAGGTATTTATGTGTTGTAATTGGTTAGAAATATACCATAAAACTACCTAATGGCTGAGTTTGTGGAGAAAATAACCATCCAAATGTGCCGCCGCCATTAGTAGAATTTTGAGCAGCATACCAAGTTGATGTTGTTGGGTATGCTCTGACAAGAGTGGGAACAACATAATCAATATCTGGAATTGCTCCAGACCCTGTATAAATTAAACTAGCAGGGGTTGTTGTAGATATTCCTGTAATAGTCAATAACTTACCGGCAGCACCTTTAGCTGTAAATTGACTTAAAGTTTGTATGGTTGTACCAAGGGCAATAGAAGTTGCACCTGTTGCGTTATAACTATTAGTAATGTCTTTAAATGTGTTACTACCTGAAATAGTTAAAGCACCTGCACCGCCTTGATTAAGTGTAATCCCTGAATAATAACCGCTACCATCAAATGATTTTGCAGAAGAATTTGTTAAATTAATTGTTCCTGTACCAGTAACTGTAATATTTGTGGCGGTATTCGTCCATGTTGTACCAGTACATCCAAAAGTCCATGTTCCAGATCCCATTGCTAATGTTTTTACTAAAGCACCAGACGTACTAAAACCTGCGCCAGAGTTAACTGTACTTGCAAATGTTACGTTATATATATTAGCATCAAATGTTCCAGCGATAAAAGACATTGGAACTGGACTTGAAAAAATAGCTGAGGTTTCCCAACTGTCTTGTAAGGTTACAGAACCGCCGGGACTGTTTATTATTAAAGGCATTGTCCAAATTTTTCCTGCATTAGTTACAGTTTGGCTGGTACGACCGGCTAAAGTAACGGCTCCAGTACCAGAAAACGTTATACCTGTACCAGTAATCCAATTTCCATAAACAGATGGTCCTGACGACACCGTTAACGTCATAGTGTTTGCTGTCCTCAACGACATATCAATTGTGCCAATATTATATGCAGCGTTGATTGATGTTGTTGATCCTGAAGCAGGATATGTTGCTGCTGGAAATACAGCAGTGTCTTGCGCCAACGGAAACTGAGTTGCGTCTAATGCACCACCTGATGTAGCAGACCATGAGCCCGAGCCTGCTGTACCCCAACTAGTTGATCCTGCCTGTCTAAAATAAACCGTTTTACCTGCATCAAAAGTGATGTTACTGTTGCCTTTGCAATTACCTAGACGAGTACCAGTAACTGGTAACGATATAGCACCTGCAAAAGCAATATCTCTAAAGTCAATATCCGTTACAGAACTGATTGCAGCACAGGTCAATGTACGTTGTGTACCAATAGTGTCTGAAGCTAAAACAGTTCTGTAAGCCGCAGTGGTACCAGCATTTAGTGTAAGTGTGCCGTTAATGGTTTGATTGTCATTGAATGTTAATGGCCACGCAGCAAGGTTAGTTTGTGCTGTAATTGTTAAATTGTTAAAAATATTTGCGCCTTGAATAGCGCCTGCTGTACTAGACCCAGCAGTAATAGTAACATTGTAAAATGTTAATCCACCACTAGAAAATGTCAAACTATTTCCAGCTATATTAAATAAAGAAGTGCCAGCATTAAATGTTAGATTTGTTATTGTTCCAAGATTAATTAAACCACCACTTCCATTGAAGTTGAATGTAGTTCCATTTAATGAAATTCCACGCACATTACTATTAGTTGAATTCAATTGAAGAGCAATAATATTATAACTACTTGCTGATGTGTTAAAATTACCATATGTTACTGTAATGGCGGTTGTGGTAGTTAACGCACTACCCAATGTCCACGTTGCACCAATACCATTTACTGTCAAGATACTTGCAAGCGACAATCCATTTGTAGTAAAAGTATAACTAGAATTACCTGCCCAATTCATTGCACCACTATAACTACGAGTAATTCCACTGGCAGCAAATGTCACATTACCATGAAAGGCAATAGGTACAGTACCAGCCCAAGTTATATTACCAGAAGCGGGACCAGCCATATTGAATGCTGCACACCTAGCGATAGTTATACCGGCATCAATCGTTGCTGTATAGGCAGTAGCATTAGATGCTGAATCAAAGTTAACAGCATCAAAAGAAGTTGGTATGGCTGCTCCTGATGATCCGCCTGATGATGTAGACCATGATGTTGTAGCTGACCAATTTCCTGTTCCGCCTACCCAATACAATGTTCTTGAGGCTGGTGTTGCAGTAAAGAAGATTGGCCCAGTGTTAACAGCAGTGTTTGTACTGTTGGCACCCACATAAAACTCACCTGGACTTGTCGTTGAAACAGCGCAATAACTAATAGACAAATAATCAATACCAGTATTTGCAGGACCGGCAATCACAAGTGTATAAGTAATTGCGGCAGCTTGTGGGCCAACTGTGACTACATTACCTGCGGTTCCTGTTACAGACCATTTACCAATTGTATGTGTAATGGTTGAGTTAAATAAGATAGTATGAGCAACTGTTTTTGTGGAAGCAAGTTCACCAAAAATAGAAATACCACTGATAGTCAGTGTTGATATACCAGTGGAACCTCCAATAGTTAATTTGTTATAATATGCTGAACCAGTTGTAAAAGTTCTTGCTGCTGTCGAAGTATCTGAAAGAACAATTGTAGATGTTCCGGAAATAACTGTTGGTGAAGTACCTGCACTACCCAAATTCCAAAGAGTTCCTGTACCACTTAATGTCCAAGTACCGGAACCCATTTTGAGAGTGTTTGCTGCTGACGAATTAAGAAACAATCCAGTAGTCACGTTATAACTAACAGCATCAAATGTTCCTAATGTAAGGGTCAATGTACTTGCTGAGTTGAGAGATAATGCATCCGCAAGCTGAACATAAGCATTAGTATTGTTAATTTGAACAGAACATCCAAATTGAACACCATTGTTCGTAATAGTTTGTGTACCATTTTTAGAAAATATGAGTGTGATTGATTGGACCGTAGAAGTAACTCCGGTGCCAAATTTCCAATCGCCAAAAACTGTAGTACCGGAATTTATACTTATTGTTGCAGCAGTTGTGCGTAACGAAGCATCAAATGTGCCGAGGTTGTAAACTTGAATAGTTATAGTTCCAGCAGATCCTGTGTTGTTTATTACAGCAGTATCTTGAGCCAACGGAAAATTATTAATATCAGGCGCACTTAACGTAGTTCCGCCATCGGCGCTAGTACACCATGCTGTAGCACTCCAATTTTGTGTTCCTGCCAAATTCCAATATACTGTTTTAGCTGATGGGAATGTGATGCCTGAGTTGTTACCACAGTTACCTGCTCTTGTAGGAGATGCTCCTGCAGCTGCACCTGCAAGGATAATATCTTGAAAGTCGCAGTCTGAACCAGAAAATGCACCAGCAGTTATTGTCCGAGAAGTACCAGGAGTATTTGATTTTAAACCAATTCTTCTGGTAACTGAAGTAGTTGATATCGTTAATGTACCGGTAACTGTTATATTAGCATTAAAACTATGCCTACTGACGGCAGCAGCCGCTGACCTTACAAATGTTAAATTTCTAAATGTACAAGCTCCTAAAAGTGAACTATCAGTCGAGCCGCCGCCGCTGCCTGTTATACTTACATCATAAAATGTTAATCCAGTACCTGCGTCAACGATAGCCCAATTACCACCTGCATCGGAAAGAACAATAATGTTTGATGTTCCAGCGTTAAATGTAAGATTAGTAGTTGTAGTACAAGTAATTTTATTTACAGTTCCGTTAAGGGTAATAGTACTTGCACCTAAATTTATTGTCCTTACGTTGATATTGGAAGAAGATAAAGTACCAGCAGTTACGGCATATCCCAATGTATTAAATGTACCGTTGGTAACAGACAGAATGTTGCTATTGAGATTCAATGCATCAGCAAGTTGAACAGTACCACCGTATGTGTCTACAGTGATTGAACAAGAAAATGCTTTACCTGCGCTAGTGATGGTTTGTGTACTGCCACCAGATAATGTTTGAGTTGCTGTGCCACTTAATATTGTGCCACTTCCATTTGTCCAGTTTCCATACCAAGTTGTTGCGTTACTTAAAGCCAATATCATTGCACTTGTTCGTGTAGACATATCTACGGATGAAACATAGCCAATTGCAGAAACTAATGTAATTGTTCCAGTCACCGATCCTGCGTTAGTAAACGTGGCTGTATCTTGCGGCAATGGAAAGTTATCAGTAGATGGCGTTCCTGTTGGTGTGGTTGCCCATGCGTTGCTGTTCCAGTTCTGTGCTCCTGCTAAGTTCCAATAAACAGTTTTAGGTGTACTGAAGTTTATACCTGTACAGTTACCACGATTACCAATACGAGTACCAGTAAGAGGAAATGATCCACCTCTTATATACAAATCACGAAAATCTGCATCTATTAAATTTGGTGTTCCGTTGATAGTTAATGTATAGGCAAGACCATATGTTGCTGAAGCAAAAAATACACGGCGATTACCAGCTGTATTTACTGTTGAAAGTGTTCCATTAATTGTTTGGTTTGCACCAAAAGTAACAGATGTTAAAGTAGCTGCTGAAGCTGAATAAACAGTTAAGTTGTTAAAAGTGTTTGTCTGTGTACCAATGGCCACATTTGAAGAACTTGTAAAAACCACATTATTAAATGTCTTAGCTGTTGTTCCTGCATTAAGAGTTATTTGAGAACCATAATTACAAATTAAAGTTGATGATTCAGCATTTAATGTAATTGCAGATGAAAGAGCAAAAACACTGGCGCCTACTGAAGTTA